AATGTCATCAATAAGCTTGTGCATGTCAGCCATTGCAAGGAGATTCAACGTACACTTTGGATCAAAATTACCAGCCATATTATTCCTTATTGACAATCAACACCGGGTTGAAACAATCCTTTAACTTCTTTGCCAGCTTCAAACTCTGCCTTAGCAAGCTTGAAAGCATTGAGGGTGTCAGAAGCTTTTGTTCTTTGTCCCTGATAGATACCAAGAATACCAATTGGAAGTTGGCTTCTGTATGTCAGTGTTTGTAGGGCAGCATCAGTGAGTTCTCCTGCATCACGCAAGCGATTAATCTCAGAGAGGTTAGCAGACAGAGTGGCTCGTGCTTCTTCATAGACAGGACGGAAGGCTTCAACCTCTGCTCTGTTCCAACTCTTGTCTATGTTAGGGAATGTACCATCATCATTCTGTTTGAACACCCAATCTTCTATTGAGCCTTCTTCTCTTTCCATCCTAGCAGCAGCTTTAGCGCCAGCCTTCTGTGTTCCTTCAAGGCTACCACCAAACTCTCCACGTCCACGTAGCTGTCTGCCTTTAGCACCAATGACACCAACAGCTTTGGAGAACAAATCATTCCATTGCTCATTGGCTGACACAGGGGCTACGTTAGCACCACGTGTTTGACCACCAGTGAGCAGCTTCTCTGCATTAGTAGCAAAAGGAACACTCTCAGCATATACCAGTTCTCTAGGAGTTGCAGCAGCACCACCACTCTGGAAGCCTCTTGTAGGGGCAGCAGGGGCTTGCATAGGGGTAGGCATAGGAGCTTCCTGAACAGGGGCTTCCTGAGCCATTCTAGGGGCTTCTTGAGGCATAGCCTCTGCTCTACCTGTACGTTCCATCACCTGTTGCATACGTGCATCACGAGCAACCGTCTGCTGTGGTGTGGCTCCTTGTCTTGTCTCCACCTGTATGGGGAACTCTCTAGCAGGAGGAGCAATCATTCCCTTGAGCTTCTCAACCTCAGCCTTCTTAGCCTCAATCTGTTTAACTAAGTATTGCTGTGCTGTTCCTTGTTTAGCAGCTTCAACAATTTGTTGTTTGATAACAGGAACTTCTTCAGGAGTTGCTCTCTTAAACAAAGCAGCCACTTGCTTAGCAGGGGCTTCTGGTGTGGGAGCAACAAGGCCAAACTTAGCAGGGAGGTCTTGTCCTTCTGGAGCCTTGAACAAAGCAGCCACTTGCTTCTCTGTTGGTTTTTTAGTTGGCTCTTTCAAACCAAGGAAGTCACCAACATCTTTCTCTGGTTGTTGCTTCTGTACATTGGCAAGGTCTGTTTCAAACTTAGCAATGTCAGCTTCTGTCTTAGCAATGCGTTCTTCAACAAGCTTTGTTTGTACAGGGTCAAGCTCACGTACAACAGGAGCACCTTCAGCTTCTGCTCTACGTAGGTAGGCAGGCGTTTCATAGTTAACAGGCTGTGCTTCTCTGCTTGGAGGAGTATCAATAACCTTAGCCACATCATCAATGGCAGCTTTAGTTGTATCTGCATCTGCTGCTTTGATGGCTCTCTTCTCAAGGAAGTTAATAACTCCCTCACTTGCCTTTCCTAAGCCAGCACCAAAGACAGTGCCTACAGCAGTGCCTGTGATTGTGTTTAATATTCTGCTTTCTTCTGGTGTGAGAACAGGCTCTAGAGCACCACCAAGGGCTCCCTGTACTGCTCCTTGTTTAGCCATAGTGCCAGCAAGGGTTGCAGCCTTCAAGCCCTTAAGAGCAAAGGCAGGGGCTGTAATGGGGTCAGCAAAGGCTCCAGCAAATTCACCAACCATGCCAGCAACAGGAGCATTAGCAGAGGCAATGCCTGCTGCTGTGCGTTCAGCTAAGGCTCTCTCTTTATCTAAAACCCCTGTGAGGTCTGCAATACCTTTGATACTGCTACCACCAGATTGGATGAAGCGTTGCATGGCTCCAGTGAAGGCTGTCTCTCCCATCAAATGAGAGATGATCTGGTCATCTTTGTACCCCTCTTGCCTAGCTCCACCAATGTTAAATCCCTTACGGCTTGCTAGTTCATCAGCAATTTGTGCAGGGGTATAGCCTTCTTGTAAAGCTCCAACTAAGTTGAAACGACTAGAAGGTTCTACACCAGAGGCTCCAATGGAGCCCATCACCTGTTCTTCAGGACTTAGGAATGTTGCCATTAGAAAGAACTCAAAGGTTTCTGAGGAGCTTTAGGAGCAGCAGGAGCAGGCTGTGGATTATTCATTATCCTATCAAATAAGCCACGTTGGTCTGTAGTAGGGGCTGGAGTAGGAGCAACAGGAGTAGCAGAAGGAGCACCCATAGGAGTTTTAAGACCCTGTGCTATCATTGCTTCTTCTCTGTTGTTATATTCAAAACCATCACCACCTAATATCTTTCCTTGTTTATTCATCTTACCAATGTATTGTTTTTGTCCCATAACATCTGGATCAGTATACAAAGATTGCGTATAACTCTCTTGTTTTGCTCTTGCATTTGTTGCAGCAGTTGAAGCCTTGCTTGAAGCTATTGAAGCTTCATAGCTCTTCATCTTAAGCTCATGCTCTGCTTTATCTTGAGCAATCTTAGTGGCTTCATTGTTGATTGCCAGCGTTGCTTGTGCAAGACGTGCTCTCAAATCCCTTGCTTCTGTATCTGTTAATGGCTGACCAGTTTTAGGGTTGATTCCCTTAGTCAAAGCCTCTTGAGTAATTGCATACTCACCCATAGCTCCATTAAGATCTTGTTCAGCTTTCTTGAGAGCCAAATCTTTAGCTTGAACCTCAAGGGGATACATTGCCATACGTTGTTTGTATTCTGCTTCTTGTTGTTGAGCAGCAATAACTCTACGTTGTTCCTCTAAGAGACTACGTTGTTCAGCAGACACAGCACGATCTTCACCTTTGACAGCACGAGCTTCTTGGCTTGCTGCCAATGTCATTGCTTGTTCATCACGCTTAGCTGTACGAGCACGTTCTGTTGCAGCCATAGCATCTTGTGTCAAACCACGAGCAGCTAAGCCCTTGGCTAGGTTGGCATACATATCTGCATCTGTACCACCCATGCGTGTAGCTTCTGCCATTGCTTCGTTCACTCCTTGAATGCGAACTTCATCAGCAGTCTTACCGCCTAACAAGCGACCACCAGCATAGCCAATGCCAGCACCAGCATTAGCTCCCAATGCTGACAGTTGCTGCATCAAGCTCAGATTGTTCATCTGACCCGGAGAGGTTAATAAGCCCTCATAGTATTGTTGACCAGCCTGTGCTGCTGTTGGTAAATTAAAGAGTCCTTCAACTGTTGTTGCCATGTTTATTCCTTATTAAGGCCGATAACCAAAGGGGCTTGGATTATATGAACTTGGGTTTGAGTAATAAGAGCTACTCATTTGTGGCTGTAGTTGTTGTTGGGGCTGCTGTGTAAACATACCACTAAAGGCATTGCCAGTATTCATTACTGCTCTTGCCATACCAATGTCACCAGCAAGGTTGTATTGAGTTGCAGCGTTGCTTCCTGCTAACATAGCATCTGCTCCTGCTCTTCCTCCTTGCAACAAAGCCTGAGCCTGTTGTCCTTGGGATACAGAAGCCTTGTTACCGATGTCAGCACCAATGGTCATTGGAGACATACCAAGTTGTTCCACACCAGCGCCAGCAGTGAACAAGCCTGTGCCACGAGCAATGAGCTTATCAATTAAGTTCTGACCATAGGTTGTACTCTCGTTAGCAATCTGTGCATTAGAAAGCTCACGTGCTCGCATACGTGCAAACTCATCTGGGTTTAACATACCAGAGACATCGCCTGCACCACCATAGCCAGCAGAAACACCAAGGCCAATACGCCCTGTACGTAAGGCGTTCTCACGTGCTGTAATATCTTCTTGCATACGCTGAGGAGCAAGCAAGCCCATCTGCTGTTGGTAATACCTTTGAGCCTGTTCCTCTGGAGTACCTATGCCTCCCATTGTTTGCTCTGCTTGCCCATAGAGGGTGTCTCTAAAGGCTGCTAAACGAGGATCAATCTCATAACCAGCCGTACCCTTTTCTGTATCAAAGAAGCCACGACCAAAGCCAGAGGTTATACTGTATGGTTTGAACTTAGCAGCTTCAGCAGCTACACGTGCTGCTTCTAAGTTGGCTGCATTAGCCTCTCGACCAGCGGCACGAGAAGAAGCGGCTGCATTCTCAGCAGCATCTGCTCCCATCATACCGCCTATAATATTACTTCCTACGATTGCTGCTGGCATCATCCACGGCATACTATACTCCTTTAATTAAAACTTCATCCACCTTAGATGCGTCTTTCTCATCAGTGGCATGAATACAAAACCAAACAACATCGGTGATAGCTTTAACGCCATGATTCTCACCAGCTTTTATTTCTATACAGGCAGGGGCTTCAATGGTTTGAATGTCATCTTCATTAATAACCATTACCTTACCTTGTGCTATTACTGACAAATGACTGTAGTTATGCTTATGTTGTATTAGCATTTGACCAGCCTTAATGTGCGTTTCTTTTGCATAGAGGCCATCAGAGAAATGATGTGTAATCATGCTGTTCTCTGCCACATATACACAACTATGTATGGCTGTAAGTTTGCATTTGTACCACTTGAACCTGTAGATGCAATAGTTGTTGTAATATTTGCAAAGCCTGTACTTGTATTTGTTGGTCCACGATTTGGGCCAGTACCAGAAAGGTTTGTATAACCACCGGGATAATCAAAAGTGTTATAAGTATGAAGGTGACCACTATCTGTAGACGTTGCTGAGTGGCTGTGACTAACAACAATAGCATCTGCACTACCACCAGTAGCGCCAGCACTAAAGCCACCACCATTACCAATTGGTACACGACCAGCAGCAAAGGCAGACCAAGTACCAAAACCTAACAATGTAGCAGGATTTATAGCATTGGTAGCATTAATATAAAGAGAACCAACTGGATATAAAGTTGCTAAAGCTGCTTGAACAAAGGCTGTTGAAGCTGCTTGAGTTGTGTTTGTACCAACAGAAGCCGTTGGCACTGTAGGAGTTCCTGTAAATTCAGGACTTGCTGAGTTTGCTTTGGTTGCAATGGCTACAGAGATGGCATCAAACTCATCATCAAATTCTGTTCCTTTGATACGCTTTAAAGGATCACCAGTTGTAAGGCCATCCTTTGTATCATAGGCTATTAGCTTTGTGTAATTAGACATGTTAGTAAATCTTCCCTTGCTTAATAAATACATCCATCTTCTGTACGCTTAGAGGAGAACCAGATACATCAGCCTCAAAGCCCATTTGAATAATCTTTCCTTGACCACCAACAGAAACAGAAACATCATCAATAACAATACCTGATGAATATTCAGCTATGTTATATTCTGCTATGTTATACTCTGCATAGGCTCCTGTTTCCATAAAGACAGGGTAACTACTATATTGATTTGAATAATCAAATCCAATCTTAGCAACAAAGCGTTGACCACCACCACCAATTAACACAAAACCTAGCTTCTTTACAATCTTATTAATTGTCGGTTGACCAAAGTCAAAGTAGTTTGTGTAGTAAGTAAATGTATATTTAACACCATTGTCTTGATAGCCAAAGTATTCACCAATGCCTGCTGGCTTTCCTATATACAAAGAGCCATCTCTATTAGCAGATAGCGCATAAGCAGAATAAGAGTTCCATGTTGTTACACGAGAAGCACCATCTGGTAAGGCTTGCTTTAAATCAAAACAATAAACAAGAGGAGAAGCAGTAGATGGAAAGCTTAATAAATAGAAGCCATACTTCTCTGAGTAACAACTCTTAATAAGCTTGGCTTCTGTGTTTGCTATTGAATCAAACACATCATCTCGTACATTCTTAGAGATGTCACGCATGGGCATACTCTTCTCTTGAATGGTACGTCCAAGGCTACGAACACCTGAAGCACTCAAGAACAATAAGTCATTACCTGTCTTCTGTACACTGTCTCGTGCAATGCAGCCCACACCGGGAATCACATCAGAGATGGTCATTGCTGTTGCTGGTGTCTCAGCGCCACTCAGAATGACAATGTTCTGCTTACAGAAGATGATTAAGAAACCATTGTGTGCAGCAAGTGCTACAATCTCATCTGTATTATTAGGCAGCTTAGAAGCTATGTTAATGCTACCAGAGGTACGAGCACCACCAGTATCAAATGTAGGGAAGTGACTATCAGCAATGTCTGTAGACCAGAACACTGTAGTTGGAAAGGCTGTGCTTCCTGCTACCCAGAAGCGACCATATGCAGCTAAGCAAGCATTAGGAGCATTACTTGTACCAGTGCCAAATACTGGAGTAGCAAAGCTTGCACCACCATGTGATGAGCCATGTCCAACAAGAGTTGTACATACAGCAGTGCCACTTTCTCTTGTAAACAATACAGGAAGATGACTCTTCTGTACCATCAAGCAATGGTCTTTTAAAGAAGCCATCTGCCAATGATTATCTGTGATGGTCATTGTTGGTGTAATGTCTGTAAGGACAGCACCAATACCACCTCTCCAAAGCTTGTTGTTACCAGCACTTAGGTAATCAAATGTACCATCACCATTCAAGTATTCAAAAAGACTATAGATGTTAGTACTACCAAGACCCTCAGTTGTTGTGGTCTTCTGTACCCAACCCTTACGTGCTCCTAAGCGTCCATACTTATCAATGACACAATTAGAAGCTACAAGTGCAAACCCATCAGACAGCACTGCTCCACTCTCTTGGGTGTTAAGCCCATAGAAGCCCGGAGCAGCAACAGCAGCACTAGAGAGTTGTTTCATACTGGATACCAGATAGTTTCATCAGGGCGGCGAGCAGCATCAAGAGCAATCTCATCAGCCAAGCTAGAACGACCAGCAGCATAGGCATTCATGCTGGCATTACCACCATCCTCACCACGCTCTTCAATGGCTTTGGCGAGGGCTAAGAGGAGGACAGGACGTGTAGGAACATATAAGTCATCACCATCAGCTACCATGTCTTTATTACGTAGAATGACATTGAAGCGAATGGTATAAACAGCATCAGGAATAGGGTAGATGTCAACCTGTGTGTCACCATCATTGGCTACACCATTAAAGTTGTAATACTCAGGAGAACCCTTAACTGACCCTTGATTTAAGAAAGCATTGTCAAACCAAGAACCGGGACGATACTCCATAAACTGATCGGATGTGTCGTTGATAACATCAAGGATTGTAAAGTTGTTCTGACTACCATTCAGCTCATAGTTAAAGATGTCAGCCACTGTGGTCAATGTTAATGTTGTTCTAAGACCAGACCAGCCCCAAGAAGTCTCAACCTCATTACGAGCATCATTAACAAAATCACCAATAAGCTTACTATAAGCACTCTCAGACACAGAGGAGACTTCTCGCTCTCTGAGTCTTCGTAGTACACTATTGACAGCTTCTAAATATGTCATACTATTTCCTTATATGTTTATATTATAACATGGTTTGTTATATTTGTCAAGCTACCATTTAACCTTATCAGCCCAATAAGCAGCACTCATCTTACCTTTGGCTATGTTGCTGGAGTGTCGGGCTTTAAAGCTCTCTCTTCGGTTCTTATAGCTCTCAGATTCGTTGTCCTTCTTGGGACTACCAGACACGCCTTGTTGTCCAAAGCGTATGGTCTTAACCTTGTCACCCTCTTTAGCCACAACTACATGGCTTTTGGTAGGATGACTAGGGGTTGCTTTAGGCTTGTTATAGCCGCTTACGCCAACCTTGGCTAGTCTACCATCCTTCATTTCTTTTTAGCCTTGTTAGTGGCTGTTCTCTGGCCTCTCATGGGCATCTTTGCTTGGCTCATGGCAATGGCTACAGCCTGCTTAGGGGAAGTGACAACCTTGCCACCCTTGCCACTATGCAAAGAGCCTGCTTTGTACTCACTCATTACCTTACCAATCTTGGCTGTTTGTTTCTTAGTCTGTTTCATATATGTCCTTATCTGTACTTAGATGCTTTCTCAGCAATCTTCTTGGGTTGAGCTACGAACTGTTTTCCTTTGGCGTTACCAGCAGCCTTAGCCTTGTTGGTTGCAGCCTTCTCAGCAGGACTGAGGGCTTTCCATGCAGCTTCTGGCAGATAACGCTTCTTACCCTTTGATGGGCTCCCATCACTGGTTGTCCACTTCTGTGCTGTCCAGTCTTTCAGAGACTGTTGTGGCTTCTTCATTTCATTTTCTTAAGACACTTGCCTGCTGCCTTACACTTGCTTGGAGTGGGACAGCCAGCGCAGGGCTTAAAAGATTTAGCTGCTTTAATTTCAATGATACGCATGATGTTTCCTTATTAAGATTTATAACCACCGCCCTTAGCTTTGTATTCCTTAGCTAAGAGTTGTGCCTTACGTGCTGACCACTCGCCGGGATCACCACCTGATGAGCCAGCTTTGATCTTGTTAAACAATGTCTTACGCATTGTTGGTTTGGTGTACACACCAGCTTGATTAACTTTAGACTTTGCCTTCATTAGATGTTACGCTCAAAGTGTGGACAATCTACGAGAGACTTAAAGTTGCCTCCCCATCTATTCTTGCTATTGAGGCTTTCCCAATAAGCCCCTAGTGGTGCTAGGGTTTCTTTGTCCCAGATTATCTTACCATCCTTGAAGAAGTTCAAGTCCATTGCACATCGCTTCAGGTGGATGGAGTTCATTGTCTTGCTACGGCCTGTCTTGAAATAGATGGCTTGTTGTTCTGGTGTACGTGCAAGTTCCCCACCTGTAACCTTGAAGCCCTGCTTTGTAGCATATTGAATAAGCTCACACATGTCTAACAGGAAAGCTGCTTGTTCATCTGATAGATTCATTTCTTCCTCATTTCTGCAAGTTTCTCTACTGTGCGTCCACCGAAGTAGGCTCCCATAATGAGCATTCCCCAGTTGCCTAGCAATGTTACATACGACTCATTCGCATTATACCCATAGGCACTCATCATAGCAAACAAGAAGTAGCCTGTAAAGATGGCTATAAGGGACATAGGACGTATGTTCTTGGACAGCCAAGAGTCAGAGGACATGTCTGCATTCCAGCGGTTTGACACATTGTCTTCTTCGTTCTGTGCTGCCTTAGCAAACAACTCAAGCTCAGCCAGTTCCATCTTAGCCTTCTCAATGCCAAGCTCTAAGAGGCGCTCTTCATGTGTAAACTGAAGTTGTCTTAGCTTAGTTACATCCTCTGGTGTTGGATTGTCAGGAATCTTAAAGCCAGTAACTTTCTCTACCATGTCCTTGCCTTTGGCTTGGATGGCAGAGGACAAAAGACCTAGACCATTCTCAGCTAGGGTGCTTAACAAGGCTCCTACTATTGGTATCATTTCTCTTTCTCTTTCTCTATTTGTCTTACAAGTTGTTCCATCTTCTGTCGTTCATATCTGCATTCTTGTCTGGCTTCTTTTGCATCAAACAACATAAAGCCCATAACAGGAAGCATTAGAACAAACACAAGAACCATCGAAATCAAACAAACTAAAAACCCCATCGAAGTTTCCTGTCTATTGTTATCAACCAGAACAGGAGGAGGAGGTATATAGTAACTATCATCACTGCCCCTATTTGTAGAGCCTTGTCTTGCAGGGAGCTTATTAATTGTCTTCGTTGCCATGCTGCCTCCCTTGCTTTCTGCTCTTCTATAAGCCTCCCTTGATCCTGTTCCTCTTGTAGCCTTGCATACTCTTCTTCAAACCTACTCCACACTGCCCCAAGCTCTGGGTCTACATGGTAGATAAGAAACTCTCTTAGCTCTACTGCCTGTCTCTCAAGTTCTATCTGGTTTAATATATTATCTAGAGCCTGTGCTTTTAAACTCTTCTGTGGCTTCTTCTTCTCTTCTTGTATTACTTGCTTTACTTGTTCTTGTGCATCAAAGAAGCTACCTATGTACCCTGAGATTTCCCTTGCAATCTTTGAGACATCGTTGCCTGCTGCTTTTGCATCTTTATAAAAAGCAACGCCTTGTTTAATGGCTGCCAGAGCAGTGAAGGCCAGCGTGAATGGATCAATGTTATACTCCGAATAGTTTCTTGAAGAACTCTGCTGCTGTACCCGGGCCTAGAAGCACACACAGCATGACACCATACAACAAGTATTCAATCTTAGTCATACGTGTTCCTGCTGCTTGAAGGCTTACTGAGATGGCTGCATAACGCTCTGCACATACTTGCTCGTGGCTATCAAGCCGTGCTTCTGTTTTTGTTATAAGCTCTTCACTCATTGTTGTTCCTCTGCTGGCAATGGCGTGTTGCCCTCTGCAAGCCATTTTAAGTAGGCTTGGTAGTCTGTGTTGTCGGGGTCTGCTGGAATGTTTGCGTTATCAGGCAATCTTATAATTGCATAATTAGCGACATTTCCTTGCATATCTGTAACTTGACGATAGTTATATTCCATTTATAACTCCGATGAAAATGTTATTCCTGTTTGACCAGCAGTTGCTGCCAAGAAAAAAGGTGTTGAATTTACTGAGGCAAAATAAATTGTATCTACAGATGGGCTGGCTATGCTTGGAGTTGTGCCACTCCAAGATGCTGTTGCGCCTAAAGATGCAGTTGGGGCAGCCCTTTTTGTTACTCTATAAGAATATGTAGCTGTGTATACAGCGGCACTATAATAACCACTAGCCAAAGCATTTCCGAAAGGTGTCATTGTTAAAACTTCAAAATACCTTTGACAAAGCGCCAACTCAGTCCCATAAGGTCTGTAATCAAAGCTCGTTGCTGTTGAGCCTTTTTCAAGCTGTACGCCTGTGATGTAGAAAGTTGCGCCGTTTGTGCCGACTACGTTTACTGAACCTGTTGCAGCAAGATAAAGCGTTGCGTTCCAAGAGCCAGCCGTTGTTAAATAAGTTGAGCCTGTTCCAAGATTAAAACCAACTCGGATACCAACACCGTTTGTTGTTAACCAAGTTCCTGTTGTATCGCCAGCAATCGTAATGGTTTTATATTCCCATGTGTTTGCGGAATTTACCGTAAATGAATAAATGTAACTTCTAGTTCCATCTACGTTATAGACACTTCCTGAGTGTGTTCCTGTAAGGCTTGATCGAACCCAAAAAGACAACGTTACTGTCGAAGCATTTGCTGTACCCCAACCCAAATCAGCCGCATTAAGACCCTCGATGTTCTGACGAATTGTAAAGAAATCGGAGTTTGTTACTGAGTATGCCGAGGTCGATGTAGTGCCTAAATAATTTATGAAGCCTGCTGGTCTATTTGCGGCACTCAAACTTCCAGCATTTTGCTGAATAGTTAATTTAGATGCTACTGTTGGCGCAAATTCCCATCGGTCTAATGTATACACGCCAGCAGTCGGTGTTATAGCCGCCCCCGCATTCCTTTGGTCAATCACCATTGCACCATTGATGATGCGATTCTTCATCCCAACGAAACCGCCAGTGCCGTAGCTTCCACCAATTTCTGCTAGTTCTCTTGCGTTGCTCATGCTAATTGCTCCTCTGTAGGTCTAGGCAGTGTTGGGTGTTCCCACTTGGCTATGTAGTCGCCTTTGCCATCGCTGTCGTTTTGCAAGCGGATGGTGTCCATGAAGTCTTTATCTTCAAGTTGTGGATACAAGGCTTTGATTTTTTCGTAAAGTGTCATCATGCGCTCCTTACCATTGCGGCTTGAAAATAAGTGTTAGGCGCTAATGCTAAAGTATTTTGACCAGTTGCAAACACACCATATATTTCTATATAGTCTGTACTTCCATTTAAATAAACTAACGCAGAACCAGCCGCGCCATTAACAACAGTAGTTGAAATAACATTAAATAAATATTTATATGAAGCACCATTTTTATACAGAATTAACTGAACACCAGTAATACTACTAGCCATAGATATACAAGAATTAACTTGATAATATCCAGCAACTGTAGGCGTAAATCTTGAAGATGCGTACATACCTCCTGTTGTGTCAAATTCAGAAGTAGTAAAAGTAATTTTTGTTGTAACGTATGAAGTTAATGTTTGCGCTACAGATTGGTAGTAGCTAAACGCAGGGCCATTACCAGCTACACCAGCGGCAAGTGCGGCTTGAGGAATAGATGCGGATGGCAATACAGGTGCGCTACTAAATGTTTTTACTCCAGCAACAGTTTGAGCGCCTGTCAACTTCACAGCAAATGCATCAACCTCACCCTTGGTGTAGGTGTTAGCAACAGTAAATGACTTGAACGCAACAATCACAACTTCATCATTTAGCGCAGCACCAGATGCAAGCACAACACTTGTGCCGTTGGTTGCTGTGTAGTCAGTGCTGTCCAACGATACACCGTTGACAAACACAATGATGTTGTTACTGGTGTAGCTCAGTGTACCGCCAACAGATGCAGCGCCACTGAATGTTGTCTGACCTGATGTTGCCACATACTTGTAGACCAGCAATGCTGTTGTGCCAGCGGCAGTTGCAGTAATCCAGTTCGCACCGTCATAGACCTTCATGGTCTGCGTAGTGGTGTTGTAGTACAGCGCACCAGTCAGTAGCGCATTGCCATCATTGTCAAGCGTAGGGTCTGAAGATTTGGAGCCAAGGTAGCGGTCATCAAAACTATCCAAAGCAGAAGCTGCCGCAGCCGCAGAAGAGGCAGCAGAAGTTGCTGAGTTGCTTGCATTGGTTGCTTGCGTAGTAGCTGTTGCTGCACTGTTTGAAGCATTAGTTGCTTGTGTAGTTGCAGTTGTTGCTGATGTACTGGCAGAAGATGCAGATGCTGCCGCATTAGTTGCTGATGTACTGGCATTGCTTGCTTGAGTTGTTGCAGTTGATGCAGATGCTGCTGCATTGGTGGCAGATGTTGATGCGCTGCTTGCGCTATTAGAGGCATTTGTTGCAGAAGTAGATGCGTTGCTGGCCTGAGTGCTTGCTGTAGTAGCAGAAGCTGCTGCATTTGTAGCACTGGTTGCTGCATTGCTTGCAGAGGTAGAGGCTTCAGAAGCTTTAGTGGTAGCAGTTGTTGCTGCTGTGCTTGCCGTAGAAGCAGAGGAAGCAGCATTAGTTTCACTGGTAGATGCTGCACTTGCAGACGAAGCAGCATTCGTGGCAGAAGTAGCAGCTTCTGAAGCTTTAGTGGTGGCAGTTGATGCTTGTGTTGTAGCTGTGCTTGCTGATGTTGAAGCACTAGAAGCAGAAGAGGCTGCATTAGTCTCACTGGTAGCAGCATTAGTAGCAGAGGTGGATGCAGCAGAAGCCTGTGTAGTGGCTGTAGAAGCTGAGCTTGATGCACTAGATGCAGAAGCAGATGCGTTGGTAGCTGATGTGCTGGCAGAAGAAGCCGAAGAAGAAGCACTAGATGCTGATGTAGAAGCAGCAGAGGCACTAGAAGCTGCATTAGTTTCTGCTGTCTCAGCAGCAAGTTCAGAAGCTAGGGCAGCGGCTGCTGAAGCTGCTGCTGCGTTTGCTAAAGCAGTTGTAGCATTAATTGTTGAGTCGCTAGAGGATTCTCCTGTGCCTCCAACACCACGAAATATTCCCATATACGCTCCTTGTTATGGAAAAGGCCTGTATGTAACAAGCCTCTTTCAAAACAAGGAAGCCCCTTGTGAGGGCTCCCCTGTAAGTTTCTTAGGCTGCGACAGCCATCAAAACACCAGCGTCTGCACGAAGCACCTTAGTGCCATACAACATGTCAGAAGTAAACAGAGTAGCCAAATACTCTTGTTTGTACTGCTGTTGTGAACGAACAGACATTTGCTCAATATGAACAGCCCAGTCTTTGTGAGCCAACAATGCACCCTTCACGCCTGTTTCCAAGGTGGGGCAGTTGCTAGACACAACAACAGGGATACCATACAGGTTACCAACTTCACCATTGCGGATGGTGTTAGCGTTACCGACTTCACCAACGAAGGCTTGCTCGGTGTAACGATTGATACCATTCAAGGTGTTACGTGTTGAAGGAGGGATAATCAACACACGTCCGTCCATTGGCTGGTCAGCGTCATCCAAATACTGGATGGCACGGCGGAAACCAACGTCAGAGAATGCACCGATGTCACCAGTGCCATCAGCGTCATAGGCTTCCAACACACCTGTAGAGGAGTTG